CAATAATCAGTCACAGGGGCCCGGGGACCCCGATCGCCAATAGGGCGACGGGGGGACTATACACTTCAGCCGCCATACAAAATATGGCACGTGTACCGCTGGAGTGCTTAAAAAACAATATGAAAGTACACCATCACCAATACATAACATCAATTACCATATACATAAACCACGTAATGTCACGCATTTATCATGCACGTGTAAAGGAACAAACACCAAAGCAGGCATACAAATATTGCCAACAGGCGTCAATACAAAACCAGTTGTAGTGCACAACAATTGTGCTCGTTGCAGTGTCGCCGCATTCCAAAGACAAGTTATGTTTGTTCCCCTTCCACACTCAGAATTCACAGAGCAATGGCAAAAATTTTGCAAACAAATCTTCAAAAATGAGATCATACCAATATTAACTGACTTTGATTACAGTTATACACAATGGTATAATCATCTAACATTGAAACAACAGAGATTGCAAGATAAGGTGGCTGAGTTAAATTTAATACAAATGGAAACTTACGAATATAAAAATTTTTGTAAACGTGAGGTTCAAATGACGGATGAAGCAGAAGAAGAAGCAAAAGCAAGAAACATTTCAAGTCCAGGTGAGAACGTCAAATTTGTATTAGGCCCAGTAGCATGGCATCTCGAATACCTTTTTAGCGAAAAATTTTTTGGCTATGCAAAAATGCAAAACTGGGGAGAGATGGAAGAAGAATTGACGGCCCTACATAAACTCGGATTTATAAACACAGTGCAGGGTGACGCCAGTGGTTTTGATCAAAGTCAATCAAATACGCTTAAATATATTGACTTTCTAATATATGGGTGGTTATACAAAAATAAAAAGATACACCACATTCCACAACACCAAGGGGGTGAAAAAACTTTTGAAAAAATAGTATTGAGTAAAGAACGGAAACTAACCGTCGAACATTTTGCACAAGGGAAAAAGGTGAAGCTGGTTTCTGCAGTGCTTTGCGGCACTGTTGGATCAGGCGCACCTGATACGACTTTTGCAAATACAGTTCGAATGGCAATGTTGAACCGATTTGTAATGGAATACAAATTAAAGTATCGACCGAAGGTCGATTACTACCTTAAAACTAAAGGTGATGACTTTGTCATTTTGCTACATGAACATGAAAAGAAAATTAAAGAAGCATATTCACAAGTATTTGTATCAAAAGACGAATTGTCGTGTTCAACACAAAGTGCAATAATATACAATGCACTAGCCAAGAAATACAAAACAATTTACTCAGCCCCCCTCGAAACATTAGCAGATTCATTTGCAGAAGGTGTCGAGGAAAACAATCTATCAGAAATTCTCAAAATGGTTTACAATAAAGAACAAATTAATGAGTCTGATTGGTTGTTATTATTAGAACATGGTCCAAAACTTTTTGTCAAAAATGGTGTAACACTTAAAATGTTAAAAATTGGTGATTTCGAAGATTTCGATTTCTGTAGTACTGGTTTAATATTTGATGGTAACCGCGCAAAAATAACCAGAAAACCTGATAGAATGACACCTCTCGCACACTGGTCCCAGAAAGGCGTGTTTTATACTGATGCTCAGCTGTATCAATACTACACTGCCATGATGGACTCAGTGCGTGCATGGGGTACAGGCATTCCTTTATTTGAATGTTATATATTAGGTTATGAACAACAGCGTTTAGCTTTATTAAAACACTATGCTGCCAAGCACAAGCTTGGCATTGAAGAAGCTGTTGTT